GGTCTATTTCTTCTTTTCTATCAGAAGTAGTAGCCCAAGTATGACTAGCTAAAACTAACTGTCCATATAAATCAGCAATTAAATCTGTTCTGTCATTATTGGCTACGGCATCTATTTGTTCATCTCTTGCTCTAGCACCTATCTTTACTGGTTCTCCTGCATCAGCGGAATCGTGAGCTGTATCTCCTGAAACACTTGCGCCATCACTAGCTCCGTTATCCCAATCATCCATTATTCCTAAACTAGCAACAGCTGGGTCATTATCTGCTAAGGTAACCGTTTGAGTACCTGTATTTCTATTACCTCCGTTTACATTGGTTACAACACCAGCTACAGAGCTTAAATCTGATTTTAATGATTTAATTGTTGCAATAACACCTGCATCAGTTGTCCCATCTGTTAATTGAAAATAACCCCTCCTGGCAGGGTCATCCATAGTAGGCATAGCCTGTGATCCATTTACGTGCTGTACATATAAAATACCATCATCAGTTCCTTTCATTGGAACCTTGTCTCCGGCAGTACCGCCATCTACGGTTAATGCGCCTAAAGCTTCGTATTCATAACCAGTTCCAAGTGGAACCTCTGCAAATGCAGCATTTTTAGCACTTACCGCTATTCCTCCAACTTTTGCAATATTAGAATCACCAGTTATAACCGTTCCACCACTAGCTAATGAACTCCACACGTTAAATGTGATTGTTTCACTTGCTGTAGCATCGGCTCTTTTACCAATTATTCTACCTCTCATATAGTCAACAAAATATTGACCAGCGGAAAGGGTCTCCATAGCATATTTAACCGGATTAAACCAAGCTTTAGAATATTCTCTAGGACAAATAACTTCTTCAGTTAATGTTGTTCCTGTACCGAATACTAAAGATGAATTATATCTAAAGATTTCGATTTTAGCTACTGCTGTAGCGTCAAAGCTTGCAACAGTACCTACCCAATTTTGGGTTTCAGTTGTTCTATTATTAGCAATGGTAAATGTGTAGTCGTCTGACCCACCATCTACTATACCAAAAACCCACCCATACAACACATTATTGCTTGTATCAGTGGCTTTTAATATAAATCTTTTAACAGTAGTTGTTAAAGATTCAAAACCCAATTCTAAATTTAGATTAGGGTCATAAATGGTAACATCTGCGCTACCGTCTGTTTTTACTAAGGCAGTTACCCAGTTTGGGTCTCCCTTTTTATTGGCTTGTGAATCTATTAAAGCTTCATAAACCTTATTTTTCTTTAAACCCCAGTAAGACGCTACTTGATCTCCTTCTGCGGAAACAATAGCTTTTACTGTAGTTGAATTGATGGTTACTGCACTTGTGGCAGCTTTACCATTATAGGTGATAGTCTCTGATGTTGATACAACCTCGTTTCCTTCAACGGTATCTACCGCTAATGGCTGAGTTGGATCCAGAGTCTCACCATACTGATTTCTCAGTTTGTAATCATAATTTGACATGTCAACTATGTTATTAAATAAAGATACGTGTCCTTATTCGTGTCCTTATTTCCCTAATTGTTTTTTATGGGCAGAATATTTTTTCTGCTCAGCTTTTGATAATTTAAAATATCCTCCAAGTTCTTTCATTTTTACTTTTAATTCGTCATATTCTATCTCTACACTATTTCTTCCGTCATACCCTTCTTCTTTAAGTTTTTCTTCTTGTTTAATTTCTTCTGCTGGTTTTTCAACCTCTTTTGGAGCTTCTGGTTTAGGAGCATCCTTAGTGGCAGTTTTCGCTTTTTTCCACGCCATTAGTTGGGCATAATTCATTATACGTCCATCTATTTTCCAAGTTTGATTATTATTCATAATTATGAGTTTAAATGTTTTAATATTGATCCAGCGTGCCAAATATCAAACGATTGGCATACTAATTTTTTAAGAAGTTTTATTTCTTCTGTTGTTAAATCTTCTTCTAAACTTTTCACATTAAGTTTTTTAAAAAGATTAAATCTTTCAGTTATAGATTCTTCTGATTTTTCACCGTCTTCTTTTAAGCAAGCATGTCTCAACATATTGCCCATTAAAACTTTTTCGGTTTTCATCTCAAATGAATCTACCGTTTTTCCATCAACCTCTACAGTTTTTGGAACTTTTACCTTAGTGGTTGTTTCTTCTCCATCACGGTTTAATAATGGTGCGTTTAAATCAATCATGTTCTTTTATTAATAAATAAGTTTCTACCCACTATAAAATGGGCAGAATTTATTTACAAACTGTATTAGCCTGTTAAATTTGTTGCTAAACCACCGTCAGCATCAGCCTCACCTCCACTATTAGCAATCTGTACACCACTACTAGCATTGTCAATTACGCCAGTACACCCGAACCAAGCCGGATCAGTAAGGCATAAAGTACCTAAAGTTATAGAAGCAGGAGCAAGAACAGCATCAGTCATAGCAGTAGCACTACCTGATCTCCAGTTATAACCTCTGAATCCGTCAATGGTATTCTGAGCTATCATAGCAGCAGTGTCTTTTATTTTTATGAAACATGAAGTAGCAACTACTCCAGTTGCAACAGACATATTAACCCTAACATTTTCCCACATTGTTTCTTTAACATTAGCAGAACCACCACCAGTTTTAGCATCAATTAAGATACCAAAGCCCGCACCAGTGCTCTGTACTGTAGAATGTCCAAATGTAAGATTTCGTCCAGAGCAAGAATCACCAGCTAACCAGAAATGAGCATGATTTGCGTCATTAAGACCCGCTGTTTTACAAGACATAAAGTCTTGATAATATGTACCCTCACCATTTTCAATCCAGCCATAGAGAGCTTCATCTGTTGTTGAAGCGTTTATAGCTTTAAGTCCAATAAATGAGTTTCTATTACCTGTTACAAGGACAGGAGCTAAATCGGTTGCAACACCAGTTACACCTAGTTGAATTTTTGCTCCCTGTTGAATCATTCGTCCACCACTAGAACCAACACCAATAACGGTAATACGGTTTTTAGACCAAGTAATCATTGCTGTAAGAACTACAGTTGAATCACCATCAATGTATATAGTATCGTTGTTGTTTGAAGTACAAGAAGCATACGCTTTGGCAAGCGTTTTAAAGGCAGTACCAATTGTTTTACCTTTATTTGTATCTGACCCATTTCTATAGTCTACAAAGTATGTATCTCCTACCATTCCGGCAGGAATATATCTACCATAGTGGTCAATAACTGTTTTACTCCCAGTTGGAGAGGATTTATCAGTAACCCTATAATCATATTTAGTCGCCATTATATTTTTTAAATTAAGTTATATATGGTCGGGGGAATTTCGCCCCCGAAGTCATATTTAAGGTATACTCAACACCTGATACGTTTAGGTAGTACCATCTCCGCCATACCAATCGGTTGGCACATTTACAATCCCAGCTTTCCAGAAACCAGTCACGTTTGAACGGATGGCTTCGTTATTCTCACGAATAGGATCACGCATTTGAGGAAATTCACCAATACCTACTTTACAAGAATTTTCTAGTTTGCTATCACGCATGAACCAGAAAAGCTTATTAGCAGTTTCAATATATGGAGTAGCTATAATTGTCATAGCACCTTGATAGATGTTAATATCAGCTATAGCAGTTGGAGTAATCCCGTATGCGAACAATCTTTTAGCAAGACGTTCTCCAGCAGATCCTTTTTTGACTATAATTGTATCATAATCAATAGGCATTGGTTTACCACTTGGATCTACAAAGTCACCACCAAACTCAAGAGCGGTGTCAACTTCATCCTCGGAAAAGGCATTAGTTACATTGTTTGCAAATGTATCTCCAGAAGCCCATGTGTGAGTTGCCAATAAGGCAGCAGAATCAGGAGCTAATAGATAAGTACCATCAAAAGCATCGTTCAAAAACCTAAAAGCTTGAGTCAAGAATAGGTTTACATTATTACGAAGTAATTGATTTCTTTGACGCATTAAATAAGAGTCTACTTTAAGAGTAGAATCACGTCCGTCACGTCTCCAGACTTGTTCAGGTAGAATTATTGCTCCACCAAAACGTTCTTCAGTTATAGTTACAGAGTAACCATCCTCAAGACTAAGTACAGGGGGTGTTTCTAATTGAGCCAGTTTACGAGATCCGTCCATTCCTTCTGTTGAAGTAAAGATTTCAAAAATCTCATCTGTCTCATAGAAATCGAAAATACGATTGTCCATGTAACCTAGTAATTTGTTCCTTACAGCGTTGTCAAAGGATTTTTTGATACCCTTAACTGCCTGTAAAGCATAATCAGCACTAGTCATTTTGTTGATTTGTTATATTTTAAAAGGTGCGTATTCCCTTTTAATCAGAGCCTTATAGGCTCAAATCTAAAATATTACTTTTCCGTAATTAATACGTACTTGAATATCACTAGCAGAACCTACAACCCCGGCATCTTCTCTACAACTAATAAGGAAAACCTCTGTAGAAGTAGTGTCGTTGTCGATTAGTAATTTACCAGAGTCTACAACTAAATCAACTACATCACCCTTTTGGTCAACAGCAAAAACCGCTTCACCATCACCGACAAGCACGAAGTCATTACCTACTGAAAGGAAGATTGTAGTAACCCCATCAGCAGCTCCTAAAGGAGCATAAGCTAGTTTTGCACCAGTAGCAGTAGCCTTAATTGGAAGTCCAGAAGACATCTCAACTAAATCCCCAGCCTCAATTACTTCAGCCGTAGCTATTGTAACGGGAATAAGGCGTAGCTGTTCTGCGTCAGATTTTATTTTAAAATCAGCCATTAAATCTTTTGTTAAAAATTATTATTTTGGTGTTTCTGCTGAATATCCAGGTGGTAAGTTTTTAGTAAACTTACTCTCCATGGTTTCATTTTCTGATTTCTCAGAAACTTGTTTTCCAGCAGCGGAACCACCGCTTGCGTTTTCTATTCTTTCCACAGCTTCTTTAGCCGCAGTATTAGCAGCCATTTCAGCCGCAAGTTTCGGATCAACCATTGGTAATGCAACCCCTAAAGCTTGCACATAATCCTTAGCTGTTTCACTTTTAACAAGTGATTCTGCTTGGTTATTTAGTTTATCCTTAATGTCAGAAAATTCTATTTCAGTCATACCAAGTTGTACCCTCATACTTTCAAGTGCATTTCGGTTGCTAGAACCCTCTATGGCTTCTTTCACAGCCTCTTGTACTCTAGTATCAAGATTCTCTGGTGTGACTTTTGCAGAAATATCTACATTTTTAAATCGTGCAGGGAATTGAGCCTTTATACTCTCAGCGAGTTTAGGATCATTCTCTGCGATTGATTTTAACTTCTCAGGATCGCTTCCTACTAATCGAGACATAGTGTCTTTTAGCTTGGAGAAATCTGATAATGGGACTTGTGGTATGGCGACTTCGCCAGCACCTTCTTGTCCTTCAGGAATATTTTTCTGCTCACCCGCAGGTGCAGAGTTGTTTTCCACAACAACGTGCTCACCCGCAGGCGCAGCATTGTTTTCATCACTCATTTTTATGATGTTAAGAAGTAAAGAGCTTAGAAACCGATTGGTTTCATATTGATAGCTCAAGAGAGACGAGGAGGAACACGCAAAAACCTCGTCTCACCTAAAATATCAATTAGTCTTTATATTTTTATCTTTAAGCACGTTGGCGATAAGGTGTGCTCTTATCTTTACGCTTTTGAATAGCATTTTTACGTTCAAGTGCTTTTAATTTTTCTTTATTATCATATAATCTTTCACACATTTGGAATTGCATAACCAGGTCATCATATATCCTTACTCCTAATTCCCATTGTGCTCTTATTTCTGGTTTTTCTTTTTGTCCGTGTAATAATAAGTCTGCATTTATATCTGCGTATTGTTTAAACATTTTTTTTAACAATACTATCAATTCGTGTTTTATACTTTTACCGATTATAAATTGTTCTGCTTCCGTTAGTTTCTCGGAATCAAATACATACCCCCTCTTTTTAAATGCTTGGTCTTTTAGCATATTGCACAATTCATTAAGCCTGTCTACACTTTTGTACAAATTAGAACATTCTTTCTGTAGCTTTAAAACCTCTTTTTCATTTTGTCTACGGTATAAATTAATTTCAGCTATTTCTTCTTTTAATATCCATTTTGCGAATTTTTTTATCTGGTTCATTTTGCGTGTTGTGTTAAGTTAAATATTCTATTTATATTATCTTGCTCCTATTTCAGCGGCTTTTGATTTTACCCTGCCACTTAATGATGTTGGTGGCTCATCTGACCCACCTATAGCTTTTAATGTTTTTCCTTGTTCCTGATCCGCTGCTATTTGTTTTTCTTGTGCCGCTGTATTTGTCTTTTTTTGTCTTTCTTCAAAATATGGGTCTGCTGCATTCATAGCGTGAAATGCTAATCTCTCTGTTAGTAGTTTCTTAACTGGAGCCGTTGCTTCTTTAAATTCTGGAGATTTTGCCATAGATTTAAATACTAATAAGTATTCTACTGGCATATAATCATCTGGCATAATAGGGTCAAATGGAATTGTTTCTGAAAGCAAAATTGCTTTAAACTCTTTTCTCGCTGGATGTTGGTCATCGTCCATATCTTGTATATCTCGTCTGAACACTTCTGATTGTTTAAACCCAGAAATCTTAACGGTATTTTTACCCAATAAAGGTGGATCTATAGCTTGGTCAATTCCCGGTATTCTTGCTAGTGAGTCTAGCATTTTATCCCATTTATTCTGTTTAATTGTATTCGCTCCGCTTTCTGCATGAGAACTCTCTATAGCTACATCAAAGTCAATTTGTACGTCTTCCGGGCGTACGGATAACTTTGTATAAGCTCCTCTATCTTTTACAAGCCTTGTAACTGATTTACCATTTTCAAGACCGTCCTGTACCTTAAAATCATCAATCCCTATTTCTGGGAACCCAACCTTTGTAGTTGGCACCCCATTTGGTCTAATAATTCTCTGTACACGTCTTTGTGGATAATATTTTTGCATGTATGCTAACCTCATAACTGCCATATCATATAACCCATGACGCTCATTCCAAAGAACTGTCATCTTTAAAATCTTTTCCTGAATTTCTGCTTTATTTTGTGTTTGTATTGCTAATTCACTTGATGTATCTACTAAAGCCTGTATATCTACTCCAGTTATCATTGTGATAATCTGAACCATTTTATCTATAGTGTATATAGCACCATTTGTAATGTCCGGTTGCTTGAAGAACTGTAAATCATTTTGCAACCCATTACCTGTTCCTTTATACGGATATGCCGCACCTGGATAATATGTAATTGTATCTGGTAGTAATTCACCTGTTGATGCGTAGAATAATACCGGGTTTACGGCTAATTCAGCTTGAGCTTCTGTCATTGTTAGCATTCTATCAAGTGCTTCTTGTGGATGTCTAATTAATACTGGTATGCCAAGACCTCCGAAATTACCCGTAGGAATACCAACCATTTTAAAGTATGGAAGCCATTTTTCTCCAAGTACATACGGCTCCTGCATTTCACCTTTATAAATAAGTTGACCATTGGCTGTAATAAATTCTTTATCTTCAAACTTGTTTAATTCATTATTCCAAAATCTCTTAATTTTATGTATTGTAACTAATACGAAGTCTCCTGTGGAATTAAAGATCCCTTTCTTCCAGCTATTATTATCTCTATCCCTCCATTCATCACTCCAAGCGTATCTTGTTGGCGGATAATTTTTACTCGGAATTACTGATTTTACATTTTTATACTGTTTTCCACTAAATTCTGTTCTAAACACTCCAAGTGAAATTACCTTTTGTCTTATTGCATCGTTACAAGTAAATGCAGAGTACCCATTTAAGTGAATACCTGCTTCATCCCAATAAAAATCCTCAATGTCAATAGGTTCTGTAAGTGTACAGTATTTTCCTACTGTAACAGCTCCATCAAATCTTTCAAACCATTTTATTTGTCCGATGGCTGTTCCTTCTATATTCGCATCTCTTTCAAGTTGTTGCATTACTGCTGGGAACTTTGAAGTGTTCCTATCATATTTGTCAAGTTGTCTAAAGATTTCAACCCTTCTTCCATCAGAATCTTCAACCGACTTGTAAATAGTTTCAGATGGATTATCATATAACATTACTAATCTATGGTCAACTACTGACCTTGCTAGTCCTGTTTTAAATAAGTCCATATTATCTAATCTCCCTTGTGGAATTGCATCATACTCTTGACGTGCCCACTGTGCAGTTCTTATTAATACTTTTCGATATTCAGTGTCCATTTGAAATCTACGCTTTTCAACGAATTTCATAATTGCCACTTCCACGTCTGTAGGAAAGTGCTTTTCAAGTACAAATTGTCCTATTGGTGGCAGTGGTTGCTTTGTTGTTGGTAAATCTATCATTTAATACTCTTTATTTTTTTAAGTGGATCCTCTCTTCTAGGCATATTACTTCTGTCCCATCTGGATTTATATGCAATACCCATAGGTTCTTCTGCTAAATCCGAAATATAAGCTTTAGCGTCCATAAGATCATCATGCTTAGAGGCTATTGAACCTCCACCTACTGAATATAATTGATCCCATAACAACCTTGTGTCATCTTCTGGTTTTTTTTGATTATATATCTGTCCTAAAGCATATCTTGGTTGCAATGCTCCTTTTATGCGGTCTATTTTATGTTTTCCCCTATGTTTCAATTCTACTACTACTGGGAATACACCCCTCTTAATCGATTCTCTTTCGATTAGCGGTTTAATTTGGTCTTCAAAGGATTTTTTCTCTATTCCTATTTTTCTCATATTTGGCATCTGCCAAAGTTCAAAAATTAAGTCTATAATCCCTAAAATGTCTACTTTATACTGTTTTGTTAGTACATTGAACCAGTTCCCCTCTTTGTCAATATCTTCTACAATTACTCCTGTAAAATCTGATACACCATCCACTGTGTCTGCCATATCTATCGCTGCATACCGGTTTAATTCTTTTAGTTTGGTGTCCTCTGGCGAATATGTCTTTGTAATTTCATCCCACTTAAAGTCTCTTTCATCTTCAGATATAGGTTCATTAAGGTATTCTTGATAAAAGGCGTTTGCCCTTAGCCCCTCCGACATCATTTCTACTTTTTTTTCATTTAATCTCTCTAATGTCCAATAATCAGACCATAATAATGTATTTTCCGGGTCATATCTGTCATATGCCTTGAAAACATGTCCATCATGCTGCTCTACTAGATTCATAAGAAGCGAATCGTAATGCAGTATAGTACCCCTGACTTTAATAGAACCATCAATATCCAAGGAAGGTATAATTCCCTTGGAATAGTTCTCTAAATATTTTAGACGCTGTTCTGGGTTTCCAATATGGGCATCCTTCTCAACATCATCTACATAAATCTTTGTAGGTCTCCAAGCTCCAGATTTCAAACCACGAATGGTTTTATCGAAACCCAAGGCTCGAAGCCTTACTCCATTGATTGTTACATCACCTTTTGCATCTGAAGCTCTATCATCTGCTTCTCCATCGGATGCGTGACCTATCATTTTACCGTATACTTGTTTTGCAAATTTAGAATCGAATACTTCACGTATAACCTCTAAAACCATACTAGCCTCTTCCCACGCCTTCTCTATAACAGGGATAAATTCCTGAGTACCATTAGCACACTCAAAACTGATAGTAAGCTGATTAATAGTAGTCTTAGCAAATCCTCTTGGGAAGGCTGTATATTCATTTTTACCTGATAAGTTCTCTTTAATTAATATAAGATGTGCGTCACACCCCTTTGCTCTAAAATGCTCTGGCATAAAGATATATCCCCAGAGGTGGCATTTATGTGTCATCTCTTCTGGAGAACTCCACATTGAGAACCATTTTCTAAGAATACCCCACTCCTCTGCGGCTATAATCTTATTAAGTTGTTTCTTTAAATTTTCCCTTAAATAGTCGTCTAATTTCATTCGTTTTTATTTATTGGGGGCGATGGGTCTTTGCTACTATGCTCGCCATGCCCCCAAAATGCGTGTTCCCGGTTCTTTATTTTCCTTCCGGTAAAAGCTTCTGCTCTCCTACTACTGGTTCTTCTTTTTCTGGTGCGCCTACAAATTTTTCAAATAATTCTATGATTTCCATATTTAGATGACCTTTTTCCTCAAAAACTTTTAATTCTTTGGCTATTAGGTCAACTTGATCCTGTGTTAGATCAAATCCTTTTTCTGTTTTTTCTTTTTCCTCGGTTAACCCTTGTGGTTGACCGTTTGGAGCCATTGAGATTCCTAAAGACTTTTCTTCATCTTTTGAAATTTTAATTAACTCACATATTTTACGGACTGCTACTAATTCGTAGTAATTTCCGTTTTGTGGCAATAATCTTGGTAAGATTATGCGCTCTTTTACACTTAAATTCATAATGTGCGTGTTATTGGCAGAAACGCTGCCTCGTGAGCCTATTGCTCTAATGTGTTATTTTTTGCTTTTTTCTTTATTATCCCTATGTATTTTTACCATTTCCTTTAATGCCGCCATAAATTCATAAGGCATTTCTCCCGCCTCTTCATTTACGCAACGATTTCCATACTCTCCTTCTACATATAATAAATCAAAGTAGTTCATTACAGCACGAAGCATTTTTTCAAGTTTTTTGTATTTTCCAAACATAATTTAAACTGGGTTTTACCCCTAGCGTGTTATTAAATAAAATAAGTTTGATTGTTTTGGTTGCGGGGACAGGATTCGAACCTGCGACCTCCGGGTTATATCAAAGCACAAGCTTTGTAAGGCGCATTATGCGCTGATGAGCCCGATGAGCTGCCACTGCTCTACCCCGCTTGGCGGTTTACAGTTAAGTGTAAACTATCAACCATTGTAGAGTTATTCTCTGCAGTTTTTTAACTATTACCCAGGTTACTATTGTAAATTATATCAACAGGTGGCGGAGCGTCCGTAACTCCTTGGATCTACTTGTACAATGATCCATAGCCACCCGAGGGCTAGTAACGGGATTTCCCCATCTTATGCAGATTGTAACTAGCTACACCTGCTCCTGGATGACAAAGGACTTGTCCGACAGGTTAATTATTATGTGAGCCCGGAAGCATAACCATCGGAGCTACGCTCCTAAACTTGACACATAGAAGTGTGAGAGGTCTATTTTGCTTTTTAATGTTCACATAGTGAAATATATTATTTATATTCCTTTATTTAAACACTAGCGCTGGTTTAATTTTTTTTTAATTTTTTGTCTTTAATAACATGTTATACGGATTTGTCTATTATTATTTTTTATTTTATATTTCTACATTGCTACTCCCCCTTATCCCCCCCAGTTTACTAAAAACGTCTTGCTCTATCTCTCACTGTATAAGGAATACCTATCATACCTATCATAATCAATCACAATAAGGACTAACAACACCAACAAGACTGACGAGAACAAATGTTCACCACGTGGTGCCTAACGTCAGTTTAATCCCGTACAATGTGTATTGTGCGGGGTTTCTTATGATTAATAATGACTCATTTGCTTGAGTTCTAAGCTTCGCAATATGTAGTTTGGTATCAATATACCTAATTGGTCTAAACTCTTGCGAGAGGTGCCTTAACGTTTGAATGCTGGCATGTTAAATGTTTGTGTTAAACTGCCATAATCCATGTTTGGCATAATCCAAACCTTTTCAGTTATTCGATAATGTTGGAGATTTTAAAGAACACCTTTTTGTTGATTAACACAACACTTTTTGTTGATTAACACAACACTTTTT